AGATGTTGGAACTAGAGAATGGTGCGTCAAACCGTTACTTGTCAGAAGATTATATGTTCTGTCAATGGTGGCGTAATATTGGTGGACAGATTTATCTCTGCCCATGGATGAAAACGCAACACATTGGTACCTATGCTTTCTCTGGTAACATGCCAGCAGTTGCACAGTATACAGGTAAGCTATGACACAACAAGGTCGTAAGTTTGATGGAGGCAAACTAGAATATGGTTTGCTTCCACCAAATGCACTTGAAGCTACGGTAGCTGTATTGACATTTGGTGCTCAGAAGTATGAGCGAGGTAACTGGAAGTTTGTACCTGAGTCCAAACGTCGGTACTTTGATGCCATGCAGAGGCATGTATGGTCATGGAAAAATGGTGAACGTGATGATCCTGAATCTGGTATTCATCACCTAGCCCATGCGATGTGCTGCTTGATGTTTTTGTATGAACATGATATAATCTATTCGATTGATGACAATTTTAATAATGAGGTAAATAATGAAACTATCCAAAGAAACAGTTGAAGTTCTAAAAAATTATGGTAACATCAACCAAGGAATGTACTTCCGTCAAGGAAAGACTCTCCGAACTGTAAATTCCCACAAAAATATTTTGACTAGCGCAGAAATTAGTGAAGATTTTCCCATAAATTTCGGTGTATATGACATAAATAACTTTTTGGGCGTAATTTCTGCTGACGATTCACCAGAATTTGAGTTCTCTAATGCAGAAGTAAATATCAAATGTAAGGGTGGTCGTTCCACCATTCGTTATGGTTTCTGTGATGCAGATGTTATCGTTACTGCACCAGAAAAAGATATTGTAATGCCAAGTGAAGATGTTAAGTTTGATCTTTCCAAAGATGATCTACAATGGGTATTGCAAATCAGTCGTTTGCTTTCTACACCACATATCATCGTTGAATCAGATGGTACAGAAGTGTTGTTGAAAACAACTGATCTTCAAATGACAAACGCTTCCAACTCCAACAAACTTAAAGTTGCTGATGGAAACGGATCGAAGTATAATATGATCTTCCGTACTGAGTTTATCGAAAAACTTATGTCTGGTAACTATGGTGTTACAATCTCTGCAAAGGGTATTGCACACTTCCAGAATAATGATCGTAAGATTCAATACTGGATTACTACTGAGACTGGCAGCAAATTCGAAGCTGCTTAATATTATGATTTTTGTGAAAGGTTCTAATGGAACATATATTATGGACAGAGAAGTATCGTCCTCAAACAATCGAGGATTGCATTCTTCCAGATCGTCTGAAGAAACCATTTCAGGAATACGTCAACCAGAAAGAGATACCAAATCTCATTCTGTCTGGTGGTCCAGGAGTGGGAAAGACAACCGTAGCGAAAGCAATGTGCAACGAAATCGGTTGCGATTACATTGTAATCAATGGTTCTGATGAATCTGGTATCGATACATTTCGAGTAAAGATTAAGGGGTTTGCTTCTGCAATGAGTTTTACGGGTAACCGTAAAGTTATTATCATTGATGAAGCAGACTACCTGAATCCAAACTCAACACAACCTGCGTTACGTAATGCAATTGAAGAATTTGCAAAGAACTGTTCTTTTATATTCACTTGTAACTACAAACAACGTATTATTGATCCACTTCATTCACGCTGTTCTGTAATCGACTTCAATTTATCTTCTACTGAAAAAGCAGAGATGGCTGGAAAGTTCTTTGGTCGTATCAAAACGATTCTGAGTGACGAAGAAGTTCCTTACGAACAAAAGATTGTTGCTGAAGTTGTGAAGAAACACTTTCCAGACTTCCGTCGTGTGATTAACGAACTACAACGTTATTCAAAGTATGGCGAAATCAACGAAGGTATTCTGGCACAAGTTAGTAATGTAAAACTTGCAGAGATTATCAAACATGTTGCAAACAAAGACTTTGGTTCACTCCGTAAGTGGGCTGCAACGAATGATACTGATCCTAATACGATCTTCCGTTCAATCTATGACAACATGTATGATGTATTGAAACCATCATCCATTCCAAAGGCAGTCATCATTCTTGCTGACTATCAGTATAAGAATGCCTTTGTTGCGGATCCAGAGATCAATATGGTTGCATGTTTGACTGAACTTATGGTTGAGTGTGAATTTGTATGATAAAGCCATTTGATTATGTAAACGATATATTGTACGGTAAGAAGAATCTTATTGTTGACGCAGCGACGGAGAAGGAATATGTCCCGTTCCTGGCCAACAAGAGTCTATCTTACCAGTATGATTGTGTGATGTTTGCAAATGAAATGAATATCCATCATCACCTGGATAAAAAGTTGCAATTTGACTTTTTACTAAATACGGTAAGGGCGAAGAAACGTCCTTTCTCTAAGTGGTTAAAGCCTGAATCAAGTGACGATATAGAATGTCTCAAAATCCTGTACGGTTATTCCGATCAGAAAGCGATTGAAGCTCTCCGCCTCCTTAGTGATGAACAAATCCAAAAGCTAAAAGAAAAAACCCATAAGGGTGGATTAAGGAAATGAGATGACTGATATTTCTAAATTCGTTGAAGTGACATTGAATGAGGAAGATGATTTTTTAAAAGTGCGTGAGACACTAACCCGTATTGGAGTCTCATCCCGTAAGGAAAGAATTTTATATCAATCTTGCCATATTCTTCATAAACAAGGTAGATATTACATTGTACACTTTAAGGAATTATTTGCATTAGATGGTAAACCGTCTAATATTTCGGAAAATGATATACAACGTAGAAATACAATTGCCAATTTAGTAGAACAATGGGGATTAGTGACAATTTTAAATCCACAGATAGTTAAAGATAATATGGCTCCAATTCATCAGATTAAAATTATCTCTTTTAAAGAGAAGGATGATTGGGAACTTGTAACTAAATATAACATTGGAAAAAAGAAAACGGATTTTTAAGATGGACATTTATTATGTACAAAGCGAAAACAAATCCAACAAAGTTGGTAAATAAATATACCAAAGAAGAAGTATATACTCGGAATTACGATGATGTGATTAGAGAAGGCGCCAATGAATTCGTTCGGGTCTTTGCTCAATCAAATCCTCAAAGAACTTATCTTGTCAATCGTCAGGCATATGATGTTGTCAAGTAGGTCGTGATGCCTTAGGGGTCACGTATTTTAACTTGCTTAATAGGAGAAAAGTATGACACGCATTTCATTTGGACCTTTGTTCCATCAAACACTCGGCTTTGAAAACTTCATTCGTGATGTTGAGAAAATTCTTGATAGTGAAGTAAAACAATCAACTTTCCCACCACATAATATCATCAAAGCAGATGATAACAAATATGTTGTAGAACTTGCTGTTGCAGGTTTTTCGAAAGATGAAATTGATATTCAAGTTCAAGAAGGTAGCTTGACGATCAAAGGTGAGAAGAATGATAAAGATGAATCGAACTATCTACATCGTGGAATCGGAACTCGATCTTTCACTAAAGTAATCACAATTGCAGACACCATTGAAGTTAAGGGTGCTGAAATCAAAGATGGTATTCTACGTGTTGGGCTTGAGAACATCATTCCTGAACACAAGAAACCTCGCAAAATTGAAATTAGTAATGAGTTAAAAACATTTGAGCCACAACTTCTAAATGAAGAAAAACTAGTGGCTTAATTACTGAAAGTTATATTATGAAAAAACCTACCTCGCAGTACAAAATGAACAAACAGATCAAGCGCCTTTTGATGGGTATGTCTGCTGAACGAAAATCTACTTTTCGTAAAGAAGTTATTACAGCAGACGTAACTCCTAAACTGGATTTCCAATTCAGAGAGAAGAAGAAAAAAGGTGCAGAAGATGTTTCTGAAGGATAAATTCGTTAAGGCTCACATGAAAGTGGCAGAGTTATATGCCGATCTTTCTAGCGCTAGACGTTTGCATGTTGGTTGTGTTATAGTAAAGAATGACACGATCATTGGAATTGGTTACAATGGCATGCCATCTGGTTGGGATAACAAATGTGAAGATGACGTTTATATAGACGATTTTCATGTTGAGTTGATTACCAAACCAGAAGTAATTCACGCTGAAGCAAATGCTTTGGCAAAAGTTACTAAGTCAACTAATTCTACTGAAGGAGCTTTACTATTTGTAACTCATGCTCCATGTCTAGATTGTGCTAAACAGATTTATCAAGCAGGAATTAAATGTGTTTACTATCGAAATGATTACAAAAGCGAGGTAGGTTTGGAATTTCTTGAAAAATGTGGAGTTCATGTTGAGAGAGTTAAACGTGTCTAAGAGTTGGATCTTAGAAGTAAAAAAATTAGATGATGATCTAATCGTAGAACTACCAGAAGATTTACTTAAAGAATCTGGTTGGGAAACTGGTGATTCATTAAAATGGATTGATAATAAAGACGGATCTTGGACGTTACAAAAAATACTTAATGCAACCTAATGAATTAGTCAAATTGTTAAAAAAAATTCTACCTTGGATACCAAGCGTAAATGAAGGTATACGGGTAGAAATCCAACAGTTAATCGATCAACTACAAACGCAAATGCGTCAATAAATTTATGAGGAATAATATGAATATTCGTGAAATCGCTAAAAAAATCGCAACAGAGAAAAACTTGCCTAAGGCATACAAGTATGACTTGTTCCTTCGTGACTTTGACAACAAGGTCGAGTTAGTTGGTCTTGTTGATGACCCAACGTATGATATGAAAGACTTTGTGGGAAAGGAAATGTTATTTCCTCGCAAATGGGTAACCTTAAAGGTTTTAGATGCTGATATGAAAGTGGCAATCTAATGAAAAAACTAATAACACTAAAAACCAACCATACAATACTCGGTGAAGTTACTGATGAGATAGAATATGATTATCTTATCATAAAGGAACCAGTTCAAGTGGTACAAATACCCGCAAGATCACAAACTGAGCCCGGAGGCATTGCTTTTGCTCCATTTTTGGAGTATAGTAATGAATGTAGGACTGGAATTAAAATTAACCGAGAAGATGTTCTAACCATTACAACTCCGGTACTTGAACTTGAGAATCAATACAATACGGTCTTTGGATCTGGTATCACAATTGCAAAAACACTTTAATGAATAAACACTACACAAACGTTTCTGTATATGGTCCTCATATACTATATCGTGGTGTGAAGAATGGTAGGCGAGTAAAAGAGAAAATCAATTACTCGCCTACTCTTTTTCTACCGTCCAAAAAAGATTCCGAATATAAAACATTATTCGGTGAGAATCTTGAACCTTTAAAATTCGAATCTATTCGTGAGGCTCGTGATTTTGTCAAACGTTATGAAGGCGTTGAGAATTTCAAAGTTTATGGAAATGATCGATATGCTTATGCGTTTATCGCAGAGAATCATATTGGTCAAATCGATTGGGATATTAACCACCTATCAATAGTTGTTGTTGATATCGAGGTTGGTTCTGAGAATGGTTTTCCTGATCCATATCGTGCTGATGAAGAAATCACAGCAATCAATGTACGTCAACTAAACGGTGGTACTACAGTTTATGGTTGTGGTGACTATGACAATCAAAATAAAGATGTTGTTTACATAAAATGTAAAGATGAATATGATTTAGGTAAAAAGTTCATGGCAGACTGGCAAGATAATTGTCCAGATGTTGTGACTGGTTGGAACATTGATGGTTTCGATATTCCATATCTTGTTAATCGTTTTAATAAACTCTTTGGTGAACCAGAGACACGTAAGTTATCACCTTGGGGTGTAATCAATACAAGAAAATATAATTTCAAAGGTCGTGAGAAGATTGCTTACGATCTTGTTGGTGTTTCTGCACTCGACTATATTGAACTGTATAAGTGGTATGCGCCTAATGGTAAGACACAAGAATCATATCGACTAGATCATATTGCAAATGAAGAACTTGATACTGGTAAGATATCGTTTGATGAGTATGATACACTTCATCAATTGTACAAGTTAAACTATCAGAAGTTTATTGATTATAATATCAAAGACTCTGATCTGATTGTACAGTTGAATGACAAGTTGAGATTACTAGAACTCGCATTGACTCTTGCATATGATACCAAGTGTAACTTTACTGATGTGTTTGCACAAACACGTATGTGGGATTCTCTGATCTATAATCATCTACTAGAGAAAAAGATTATTGTACCACCAAGAGAAGTATCATCAAAGAGTGAGGCATTCGAGGGTGCGTATGTAAAAGAGGTACAAGTTGGAAGCCATGATTGGGTTGCATCGTTTGACTTGAACAGTCTGTATCCACATTTGATTATGCAATACAATCTGTCACCAGAAACATTAATCGATTCGAGAGATTACAGCGATGAGATGCGTCAAGTGATTCGTAATGGTGTTAATGTTGATAAACTTTTGGAGATGAAAGTTGACACTTCAAAGATCAAAGATGTTATTCTAACTGCGAACGGTCAATACTTCCGTAAAGATGTTCGTGGATTCCTTCCACAAATGATGGAAGATATGTATAATGATCGTAAGAAATTTAAGAAGTTGATGTTGAAAGCCGAACAAGAGTATGAGAATGAGAAGGATGAAGTAAAGAAGAAAGAGATTGATAAGATTGTTTCCCGTTATAACAATCTACAACTCGCAAAGAAACTTTCACTAAACTCTGCTTACGGTGCTCTTGGTTCACAATACTTTAGATTCTTTGATTTGAGATTGGCACTTGCAGTCACGTTGTCTGGTCAGTTGTCTATTCAATGGATTGAATCTAAACTAAACAAATATATTAATGATATACTAAAAACTGATAATGACTACGTTATTGCTTCGGACACAGATTCGATTTATCTTAATCTTGGTCCACTTATTAAAAAGGTGTATGATACTGAAGGTAAAGAATCAAAACCAGCATCACAAATCATCACTTTCATGGATAAAGTATGTGAGAATAAGATACAACCTTATATTAATGAAAGTTATCAGGAACTTGCTGATTATGTCAACGCATACGAACAAAAAATGCAAATGAAACGTGAAGCATTGGCAAGTCGTGGTGTGTGGACTGCCAAGAAACGATATGCGCTGAATGTGTTTAATAGTGAAGGTGTTCAGTATGCAGAACCACAATTGAAGTATAAGGGTTTGGAGATGGTTAAATCTTCAACACCACATGTCATCCGTGAAAAGATGAAAGAATTGCTGAAGATTGTGATGAATGGTACTGAAGAAGAAGCACAAGACTTTATCGCCACATTTAAAGAAGAATTCAAATCATTACCACCTGAAGATGTTGCATTTCCTCGTGGTGTAAATGGTTTAAGAGAATATTCTGATAGAATGGACATATACAAGAAAGGTACACCGATTCATGTTCGTGGTGCATTGTTGTATAATAATTGTCTAAAACAGAAAGAGTTGGTTGACATCTATCCGACAATCAAAGAAGGTGAAAAGTTAAAGTTTACCTATTTACTTGAACCTAATCCATTGAAAGATGACGTTGTATCTTTTCCAAATAGACTCCCAAAAGAGTTTGACTTACACAAGTATGTGGATTATAATATGCAATTCGATAAAGGTTTTATTGATCCAATGAAAGTCATCCTTAACTGTATGGGTTGGGATACTGAAAAACAAAATAGTTTGGAGAGTTTTTTCTAATGACACAAGCGTTACTACCATTTCTTACTGCTATAGCTTTGTCTGCTGTTGCAGCATACTATTCAGTCATCGGACTTGCACAAATATTCCCAGGTTCATACTGGCCGATTATTATCATGGGTTCGGTACTTGAGATGGCTAAGTTGGTAACAGTATCTTGGTTATATAACAATTGGAATGTTACAACACGATGGATGCGTTATTACTTTTTAATCGCTGTTCTTTTACTCATGGGTATTACATCCATGGGTATCTTTGGCTATCTGTCAAAAGCACACATCGAACATTCAACAAGTTTATCTCCATTGATTGAGAAGGAATTTATTTATGATGAGAAGATTAAAGTCCAAAAAGAGACCATCGAAGCTAATCGCAAAAATCTTTTACAGTTGGATGCGGCTGTCGACCAAGTCATGGCACGCTCGACGGACGAAAGGGGGGCTGAGAGGTCGAACCAAATCCGCAAAGCCCAACAGAAAGAGCGTCTACGAGCGGCTGATGAGATTACTAGGGCGCAGACCGAAATACAGAAAATTACGGAAGAAAAGTCTCCTATCTCCTTGGAAATCAAAAAGGCTGAATCAGACTTGGGGCCTATAAAATATGTAGCAGATGTAGTTTATGGAACACAAGATCGTGACCTTATAGATAAAGCAGTAAGGTTAGTTATATTTGTTATCATTGTAGTGTTCGATCCATTGGCAATATTGTTGTTGATTGCAGCCAATCAAACATACCGTAAGATAAACAAAGATAAAAAACAAAAGGTAAAAGTTCGTAAGTCTATTGACGTTCCATCAGTACCTAGTGTAGAATCATTCATAGACGAAAAAAATACAGTAATATCTAAAGACAAAATATTGAACATGACTGGAGAATTAAAATGAGTTTAATTAATAAGTTGAAGAAGAATTCTACGATATCAGAAACGGCAATTCTATCTAAATCTACTTTATTAAAAGAAAAAGATGTTATCCAAACATCTGTACCAATGATTAATGTTGCACTCTCTGGCAAACTAGATGGTGGATTGACTACCGGTATTACTGTACTTGCAGGACCATCTAAACACTTTAAGACTGCATTCGCTTTATTGATGGCAGCATCGTATCAAGCAAAGTATCCAGAAGCAGTTATTCTGTTCTATGATTCAGAGTTTGGTTCTCCACAAGCATACTTTGAAACATTCGGTATTGATATGGATCGTGTTCTTCATACTCCCATTACTGATATTGAAGAATTGAAACATGATGTAATGGCACAATTTTCACAAATAGAAAAGGGTGAACGTGTCATGGTTGTTATGGACTCTATTGGTAATCTCGCATCAAAGAAAGAAGTTGATGATGCTGTTGAAGGTAAAACTGTTGCAGATATGAGTCGTGCTAAACAATTGAAATCATTGTTCCGTATGGTAACACCACATCTATCACTCAAAGATATTCCAATGGTTGTAGTGAATCACACATACATGGAAATTGGAATGTTCCCTAAAGCAATCGTATCAGGTGGTACTGGTATCGTTTATTCAGCAGATACTATCTGGATTCTTGGTCGTCAACAAGAAAAGACCGGAACAGAAATCACAGGTTACAACTTCATCATCAATGTTGAGAAGTCACGATTCGTTAAAGAGAAATCAAAGATTCCTATTACCGTATCATTTGAAGGTGGTATCAACAAATACTCTGGTCTGATGGATATTGCACTTGAAGGTAACTTTGTAAGTAAACCATCAAATGGTTGGTATGCAAAGATAGACCAAGAGACTGGAGAGATTGGTGAGAAACATAGATTCTCTGACACACAAACAAAAGGTTTCTGGGAAGATATACTTGCAAGTGAAAAATTTAAAGAATATGTAAGGAAACGATATGAAATTGCTCATGGAAGCATTATGGAACAAATTGATATGGTGGAAGAAACCGAAGATGATTAGATTTGGAGTTGATTATGATTATTTCGATTCGGATGATAAGTCTGTTACTGGTATACACATACTTCAAGGAAATTATAAAGATGTGTTATACCACTACCATAAAGTCCGAATAGTTGAAGAAGGTGAATTCGCAAGGTTACAATTCGGATACACCATCATTGACCCAGGTAGTCATGACATAGATGGATTGACAAATGACGAAGAATTCTCTACAATAATGGGAGAGATCATTCACAATATTTTGGAAGCAAAAATACAAGATGAAAAAACTGGAAGCAACAATACTCAGGAACTTATTCTATAATGAAGAATTTACACGCAAAGTATTGCCATTCATAAAGGAAGAATATTTTACCGATAAGGTTGAAAAGATAATCTTTAAACAGATTGAATCTTTCGTCAATAAGTATAATAATCTTCCGACATATGAATCTGTGGTTATTGACCTATCAGAGTCTAAAAATATAACCGAAGTAGATTTAAAATCTTCTATAGAATTACTTGATGGTTTAAAAGAAAATAAAAATGATACCATTGAAATCAAATGGTTAACAGAACAAACTGAAAAGTTCTGTCAAGATCGTGCAATCTATAATGCAATCATGGAATCTGTTCAGATTCTAGACAACAACAAAAGAGCAAACGGAGAGATACCTCAACTATTGAGTGACGCACTTGGTGTAACATTCGATACAAATATTGGTCACGATTATATCAATGATTTTGAAGGTCGTTTCGACTTCTACCATCGTAAAGAAGAAAAGATTAAATTTGATTTGGATATGTTCAACAAGATCACAAAGGGTGGTCTTCCCAATAAAACTTTGAATATTGCACTTGCAGGTACAGGTGTTGGTAAGTCTTTGTTTATGTGTCACGTTGCTGCAGGTGCTCTATCTCAAGGTAAGAATGTTCTGTATATTACACTTGAGATGGCAGAAGAAAAGATCGCAGAACGTATTGATGCAAATCTATTGAACATCGACATTTCTGATCTCCATTCAATAAGTAGAGAAGATTATGAAAGAAAGATTGGTGTTCTACGTGCAAAAACAAATGGTAAACTAATCATCAAAGAATTTCCGACAGCGGCTGCGAATGCACTTCACTTCCGTGGATTATTAAGTGATCTGCAATTGAAAAAGAATTTCAGACCTGATATAATAATGATTGACTATTTGAATATTTGTTCTTCTTCCCGTGTTAAACCTGGTGCAAATGTAAACACATATAGTTACATTAAGTCTATTGCAGAAGAACTACGTGGACTTGCAGTTGAATATAATCTTCCAATCATTTCTGCAACACAAACAACACGATCTGGTTTCAGTAGTAGTGATCCAGGACTTGAAGATACTTCAGAATCATTTGGTCTACCTGCAACTGCCGACTTTATGTTTGCGTTGATATCCACGGAAGAACTTGAACAACTTGGTCAGATCATGGTAAAACAGTTGAAGAATCGTTACAATGATCCTAACGTTTATAAACGATTTGTTCTTGGTATTGATAGACCAAAGATGAGATTGTATGATGCAGAAGTTGGTGCTCAGAATAATATTGTAGATTCAAATATTCCAGATGTTCAAGATAGGCCAAATAAATTTAGTAAAAACTTTGAGGGGATTAAAGTATGAAAAAAGTTAAAACAAACGTAGTTAGTATGGAAGATGTTGCAGTTAAACAAAAACAAGCTGAAAAAGATAATTTACTAAACACGGTAGATGAATTCAGAAAAAAAGTAGAAAATGGCGAGATAGTTGCTTTTGCAATTAGTTCAGTTAGAAGTGATGAAGATGTGGAAATTACCGCTTGTGTTAAAGATAGATTGCAGGCAATAGGATTAATCGAAGCATCCAAAATCATTCTTTTCAATAGTGGAACTGAAGGAGAATAAAATGGAACAAGTGGATATTAGTGAACAGATGGCAATTTTAGCTGAAGAACAAAAACAATGTATAATTGAAACTTTAGATGACATTAAAGATAAAGTCAATCAAGGAATGATACGAGAATTTGTTGGTTGTTATATGCTTGGAAATGGAAATGTTGAAGTGAACTGTTGTGTTAAAGACAGAGTTTCAGCAATAGGAATTATTGAATCTGGAAAGTTTATTTTAATGGAAAATAACCCAAATGAGCTTGAAGCTAACTAAGGATCAGGCTTTATTTTGTGCAAAGATATTCTCTGATTACTTTGATCGATATGCAAATGTCGAAGAATACATGAGGGAACAAAAATTAAATTCTATAAATGAAAGATCAGTTTCTTTACCTGGAATGGGTCCAGAAGATGACTTGTTCTCTGATTTTACCATGCATCCGAATGATATGGAATTTAAAGTAGTTGAACTATCTTCAGATAAATGGGATAACTATATCTCAATTATTTCATCACATTCTAATATGACTAGTATCCCTGGTAGGAATATAAAGTTTGCAGTCAAAGAAGTTAAGACTGATAAACTAGTAGGATTCATTCGTCTTGCATCTCCTATGATGAACATGAAACCACGTAATGAAATGTTAGGTAGTGCTTTTATTTCTGATCCAAAAACTGCAAAATCATTTAACAATTCTGCAATCATGGGATTTGTTATTGTACCTTCACAACCATTTGGATTTAATTATCTTGGTGGTAAATTACTTGCAGCCATATGTTGTTCACACTTTGTAAGAGAACGTGTAAATGAAAAGTATGGTATGAATTTGTGTTTGTTTGAAACAACAAGTTTATATGGTAGTTCTAAGACAGTCTCACAGTATGATGGAATGAAACCATACATTCGGTATAAAGGTTTGACTGAATCTAATTTCATTCCTATGATGCACGGTAAACCATATGATGACCTAATTGATTACGTTGAAGGATTGATTGGTGTGTTTGTTGCACCTGACGCATCATCCAGAAAATTGACAATGCAGACTAGAATTATTGCGATGGTAAAGTCATCTTTAAAAAGTGAACCAGAATATCAATCCTTTATGAAAACTATGGATAATGCACTCAATCTGATGGAAAAGAAACGATACTATATTTCTGACTATGGATTCAGTAACATGGAAGATGTTGTTATGGGACGTGCTACAGAACTAATTCCAAACAAAGAAAACTACGACAAATTCCATCTCGAAAATATCATAGAGTGGTGGCGGAAGAAGGCTGTCAATAGGTATGAAACCCTAAAATCTGAGGATAGAATACGGACTGAACAAGAAGTTTGGACAAGTGGAAAAGAGATAGATATAATAAGATAAATAGGCTATACTTTTCAAAAAGAGACTCAAATGGCGACTAAACAAGACAAAAACGTTCACCTAGAACACATAGAAGATGAAATAATTAATCGTGGTGTTGCAGGTGGCCGTGATGCTATTAATTTTCTACGTTCACTACGTGATATGTTAGCAGGCCATTCTGCATCTAAAGTAAACATCACTACGAAATGGGATGGTGCTCCTGCAATCTTTTGTGGTATCAATCCAGAGAATGGAGAATTCTTTGTTGGTACAAAATCAGTCTTTAACAAAGATGCAAAGTTAAATTATACTAATGATGATATTGATAGAAATCATCCAGGTGAAGGACTAAATGATAAACTAAAGGTTGCACTTGCATATCTTCCTAAATTAGGTATTAAAGGTATTCTGCAAGGTGACATGATGTTTACTGAAGCCGATCTACAAAGAAAACAAATTGATGGTGAAGATTACATTACGTTCCAACCAAACACAATTGTTTACGCTGTTCCTATTGATACAAAACTCGCAAAGAATATGATGGCTGCTAAACTAGGAGTGGTCTTTCATACTTCATATACTGGTAAGACTATGGCTGATATGAGAGCATCATTCAACATAGACATCGGTAGATTACAAACAACAAAAGATGTTTGGTTTAGAGATGCATCCTTTACTGATGCTTCAGGATCAGCAACGTTTACTGAAGCAGAAACAAAAGAAATCACTAGAACATTATCATCAGCAGGTAGAACGTTTCAAGGTATAAATTCTATGACGTTAAATAGAGTTTCTGCAAGTGACATATATTCAGTTTATATTAAAACATTTTATAACACGAAAATTCGTGCTGGTCTGAAGATCACAAACACTAGACAACATACGAAAGACATGGTTAAGTGGATTGAGGACAAACTAAATAAATCTATTCAAGAAGCAAAGAAAGAAGATACAAAACAAAAAAGAATTTCTGAAAAGAATCAGATTATGAGATTCTTTAGAACTGCAACTCCTGATCTAATTTTAATGTTTGACTTTATGAATGAAATTATTGATGCAAAATTAATGATCGTTCGTAAGTTGGAAACTATCAAATCAATTGGTACTTTTATTCGTACAGACGATGGATTTAAAGTAACTGCACCAGAAGGATTCGTAGCAGTTGATAGATTAAAAGGTAATGCAGTTAAATTAATTGATAGACTAGAGTTTTCTCAGGCAAACTTTAATGCAACAAAAAATTGGAGTAAATAATGGGTTACGATATTAGTAAGATTCTTGCTGAATATGAAGATGATGATTTTGGTTTTTCCGCAGTATCAGAAGCAGACTATAACGCCGTCATAACTGAAAAAGCAGATACAGTCGAGGAATATGCGGCAAGACTAAAAGAGATTGAGAAACTAGTATTGCCGTTTTTTACTAAACTACTTAAAACATCAGATAAAGAATATATCTATTGGCCAAACAGAAAAGAGTTAGTTGAAAAACAAATACAAAAAATACTCACACTAACGAGGGGATAATGGCATACTCCGACAAAGTATTAGATCACTATGAGAATCCAAGAAATGTTGGCGTATTTGCGAAAGAAATAAAACGAGTTGGCACAGGTATGGTAGGTGCACCTGCGTGTGGTGATGTCATGAGACTACAAATCAAAGTAAGTGACGATGGAATTATTGAAGATGCAAAGTTTAAAACATACGGTTGTGGTTCAGCAATAGCATCATCCTCATTAGTAACCGAATGGGTCAAAGGTAAGACACTTGATGAAGCAGCACTTATAATGAATACACAAATAGCAGAAGAATTGGCTTTACCTCCTGTTAAGATACATTGTTCTATTCTAGCCGAAGATGCAATCAAAGCAGCAATAAAGGATTATAAGGAAAAATATATCCAATGATTACAATCACAACAGA